AAAAAGAAGTTAAGTATTACTTCTCTGATCCATCTACAGTATTTAAACCTAGTAAAATAACCATGCCAGATAATCATGTTACATTTACTTTGAAAAAAGATGACTTTGCTGAGTTACAAAAAGGTGTTACTACTTTAAACTTACCAGATGTTGCCGTTATCGGTGATGGTAAAAATATTAAACTAGTTGCAACTGATAAGAAAAACAAATCATCTAACGAAGTATCTACAACAATTGGTGAATCAGACATTAAGTTTAATGCTTACTTTAAGTCAGAAAACTTTAAGATGATACCAGATGATTATGATGTTGCAATATCTAAAGCTAAAATTTCTAGTTTTATTTCTAAAGCAAAACAAGTACAATATTGGATTGCATTAGAACCTGATTCGGAGTTTTAAGTGGACGATCCATTTGTAAACTCTAATCTTCAAGTTGAAGGAGATCAAGATAGTACTGTTGAAAGTATTAAGCTTGAAACTAGAGAACATCACCAATCTACACATTATATAAACAGAGAAATACCCTTAAAGGATATTATTGAGGAGTTTGGTACTATAACAATCTTTGAAAGAGGATTAGAACTAGCAACCAAAGTATCTTCTTCCTATGACCTTGACGCTGATATGAAATTATCAGATAGAGTTTCGGATTTTATACAAGAGTATGACTTTGAAAAATATGTTGATGAGTGGACTAGTAGAAAAGGTGGTTATGAAGTTGATGAGGAGATCGTTAAAAAGTTTTCTCTAACAAGTGATAGATAATGAATAAATTGGAGTATATATTATGGCAGATTTCTTATGGGTGGAACAATACCGTCCAAAGACTATTGAAGATTGTATCTTACCAGAGGATACAAAGAAAACATTTTTAGAATTTTTAGATAAAAAAGAATTACCTAATATGTTATTAACTGGTACTGCTGGTACCGGTAAGACAACTGTAGCACGTGCATTGTGTGAGCAGTTAAACCTTGATTATATCATAATCAATGGCTCAGACGAGGGTCGTCAAATAGATACATTGAGGCATAAGATTAAGAACTTTGCCACTACAGTATCATTCAATACAGAATCAAGACACAAAGTTGTTATCATGGACGAGGCAGATTATATGAACGCTGAGTCTGTACAACCTGCATTAAGAGGTTTCATTGAAAGTTTTTATAACAACTGTAGATTTATATTCACTTGCAACTATAAGAACAAGATAATACCTGCTTTACATAGTAGATGTACTGTTATTGATTTTAAAGTTACCAATGGTCAAGTAAAGAAAACGGCCATGTCTTTTATGAAACGTTTAGAAAATATTCTAAAAGAGCAAGAAGTTGAATATGATAAGAACATCTTAGCTCAATTAATTGAAAAACACTACCCAGACTTCAGGAGAACGATTAACGAATTACAAAGGTATTCAGTACGTGGTAAGATTGATAGTGGTATACTATTCAATTTGAAAGAAACGGACTACAAAAACCTTATGTCCTATCTACATAAAAAAGAATTTGATAATATGCGTAAGTGGGTAATACAGCATTTAGATATGGATGCCACTGATTTATTCAGAGGTGTGTATGATCATTTATCAATTAGTTTAGATCCTAAATCGGTACCTCAAGCAATACTTATTATTGCTGGCTATCAATACAAGGCTGCTTTTGTGGCAGACCATGAAATCAATGTAATCGCTTGTTTGACCGAGATTATGGCAAATTGTAAGTTTAAATAAGTGAACGTATAAATAAGATCAAAATGAATTATATCATTTATAATATTAAAGATAAAGAAAGAAAAGACGAGTGGCCAAGAGAACAATATTTAGAACAATTATAGTTAGAATGAGAATGTGGTATGCAGATATACGAGGACATCATGGAAAACGTTGGGATTATGAACCTGGCGATTGGTATATGGGTAGACATAACAAACGAAAGTAGAAAGGTTTTGCCCTTTTAGCTCAGCTGGTAGAGCAACTGATTTGTAATCAGTAGGTCATCTGTTCGACTCGGATAAAGGGCACCAGAATTATATTATGTACGAATTAAAAGATTATCTAAAAGCAATTAACGAGACCAAGGTCAATTTGTTGAATACAACAGATCAAGCCTGGACTAAAAAATACCCACCATTTATAATAAACAAGTGTTTATCTATGTTTTGGGATACACTTCCACATGCCAATGAAATGAATGGTTATCACTTCTTGGACAAGGATATACAGTTCCAATTTTTACTAAATAGTGTTAGAACAAAGAAGCGGTTTGGAGGCAAGTGGATTAAAAAACAAAAACTGCATGATTTGGAAGTTGTTAAAGAGTATTATGGTTACAGTAATGAAAAAGCGAGAACAGCCTTACAAGTACTTACACCAGAAAATATTATTAAAATTAAAGAAGCCTGTAACAAGGGCGGGAGAACTAAATGAATGAAGAAGTAACTTGGACACAAGAGAGTATGTTAGAGGTCACCTTGACCCAACCAGACGATTTCCTAAAAGTAAGAGAAACATTAACACGAATTGGTGTCGCAAGTAGAAAAGATAAAACTCTTTTCCAATCATGTCATATTTTACATAAGCAAGGTAAGTATTACATAGTACATTTTAAAGAGTTGTTTGCCCTAGATGGTAAAAAAGCAACCTTAATAAACAATGATATTCAACGTAGAAATACAATAGCCGTTCTATTACAGGACTGGAATTTAATTGATATTGTTCTAAAAGAGACAGCAGTATCTAACAAAGCACCATTATCACAAATAAAAGTTTTACCGTTTAAAGAGAAAAAAGAGTGGATATTATCTGCTAAATATAACATAGGTAAAAAAATTGTTAAGGAAAATGGTCAAGATGAAAATACCAAAGTTTAGAGACTACATAACAGAGCAAGATAATAGTCGTGATGAAGACAATATCACGGTTGCTATTCTTACTATAAACGATTCAGATAAACCTAATAAGGATTCAACTGTTGAACTTATAGAAAAAGCATGTAAAAAGAAGAAGATAGAATGTATTATTGTAAATACTAAATCAGCAATTATCACAGACAAAGACGAAGAAAAGAATACCCTTACAGTTTATAATTACGATGGTAAAGATGGCGAATACACCTTTACAGGTAGAGATACACTTTGTATAACAAGAGCAGGTGCAGTAGAAGACGAAGCTGGTCTTTCTTTAATATCTGCCTTTCAAAACTCATCAGCATTTATGGCTAACACAAGAGCAGCGATGTTAACTTGTGATAACAAACTTACGTCTGCTTTACTATTTGAAAAATTTGGTATACCTACACCTACAACATCTTTTATATCTAACGAAAAGAATATAAAAGCAGGACTAGATAAGGTTGGTGGTAAATTTCCTATAATCTTAAAGACATTAACTGGTACACAAGGTATCGGTGTAATTAAAATAGAAAGTTATGAGGGCCTAGTTGCAACAGCACAAGCAATGTGGAAACTAGAGTCTGAACTTTTAATACAAGAATTTATGCCTACGAAGTTTGACGTTAGAACTTTCGTAGTAGATAACAAAGTTATTGCATGTACAAAAAGAGTACATAGTAGTTATGACTTTAGATCAAATACACACAGAGGTGCTGAAGCAGAACCTTACATATTAAGTGAAGAAGAATATGAATTGGTTTTAAAAACTGCTAGAGTTTCAAAAGCATATATGGTTGGAGTTGATCACATAGTATTTAATAATAAACCATACATTTTAGAAATCAATGGTAGTCCAGGATCAGGTGCTGATTACGAGGGTTACCAATATAAAGATTACTATTCAGTAGGCGAACCATCTGGAAGAATAGATGGTGAAAAAATGATGGAGTTTTTAGTTGATTATATTTCACAAAGAAAACATTGGGATAGACAAGCACTTTTAGAATGTGGTTGGCTTGAGACAGTTGAAATAGATGGCGTTGGTAAAGTTAGAGCTAAACTTGATAGTGGTAACGGATCAAAAGCATGTGCTTTACATGCCGATAAAATTTTAGAAAAAGATGGTAAAATTATAAAATGGAAATATGACGGTAAGATTTTTAGTAAACCTAAACATGGTGTAAGTAAAATCTTTAGAGCAAATGCTGAGGGTGAAGAACCATCTGAAATTAGACCTACAGTATTATTAGATATTACATTTAATGGTTTCACATATAAAGATATAGAAGTTGGATTAGATAGTAGACCTAGAGCTGCTTCAGACTTACTAGTCAATAGAGATTTAATGCGATTGATGAATGTCAGTATAAACCCTAATAGAACATTCGCCTTGAGCAAACGGTTAAAACCGATAAACAAAAAAGATTAGTCGTAGATAAGAAGACAATAACTATGCAGGACCTCGGTGCAATACCGAGCAACTCCACCATTAAACCAAAATTTATGGGGTTGAAATAGGATCGACTCGTAGGTAAAACTTCTAGGAGATTAATCGCTAACATCGTACTGTTAATTAAATGCTAACTCACAAGGTTTCGCATTAGCAGCTTAGTCTGCTAGGGGTTTGCCTGTACCTCGCAACAGAAACAGGCGCTTGACAAACCGCTAAATATATGATATATTATAACAATAAACAAAAGGAAATATTATGCAAGAAGTGAAAATATTAAGACTATCTACAGGCGAAGATGTAATTGCTAAGGTAGGAGAAAACGACCAAGGGGTAAGTTTAAAGAACCCATTTGTAATCATACCACAACAAAAAGCACCAGGACAACCAATACAATTAATGATGTCTTTGTACAATGCGTTTGGTAAAAGCAATACTATTACAGTAGCTAAAGATAAAATAGTCTTTATAACAGACCCTAAAGACGAAATCTTAAAATCATACGAGAATAACACAAGCACTATCATTGCACCAAAGCCAGGACTAATCACAGAAAATAAGTGATAACTGTTAACTTTATCAGGACAAACAACGAAAAAGTCCAAGTTAAAGTACCTGCTGGTTGGACAGTAATGGAGGCGGCTAAAGAAGCATGTCTAGATGAAATTCCTGCCAGTTGTGGTGGCTGTTGTGCCTGTGGTACATGTCACGTGTACGTAGGTAATGCCTGGATTGCCAAACTAGGTGAAATAGATTATAATAGTACTGAACAATGTATGTTAGAATACGAAAAATCATACAAGAAAGGCATAAGCAGATTGAGTTGTCAACTACCATTAACAGAGGAACTTGACGGAATAACACTACACTTATTAGATGATGAACTTTTATAAATCAGTAATAGAACATAGAGGCAAACTTCTTGTAAGAGGTATACATGAAGGCCAAGACTATAAAGAAAAGATAGATTTTGGTCCTACTTTATATTCGTTAACTCAAAAAGAAAGTAAGTTTAAAACTTTAGATAATAGAAATCTAAACCCAATAAAATTCAAAGATATATCTGCCGCTAGACAATTCAGACGTGAAGTTGCAACTCAAAACTCTCCTGTCTATGGTCTAGAACGTTATCATTATCAGTACATCAACGAACAATTTCCACAAAACATCAAGTGGGATAAAAAGTTTATTAAAATATTCACAATAGATATTGAGACTACAGTAACAGATGGTTTTCCAGATGTGGATAACCCTACCGAAGAAATCATTTGTATTACAGTTAA